CTACTTCGCCCCAGTCCGCACAGAGTCCGCAGGAATCCCGAGAACGAGGTCGACAGCCTCCCTCGTCCGGTCGTCAGAATCGGGCCACAGATGGCTGTACGTGTCGAGCGTCTCGGCGGCATTCGCGTGCCCCAGTCGCGCCTGGACCGTCTTCACCGACTCCCCGTGACGGATGAGCAGCGAGGCGTAGAAGTGCCTCAGAGCATGGAAGACGGCTCCCTCGACGCCCGCCTCCTTGGCTGTCTTTCGCCAGACGTTGCCGAACGCCGAGCGCCGGAGCTTCTGCCCCTCGGTTCCGGTGAACAGCAGGCCCTCAGGCCCCGGCGGGAACAGCTCGACGTGACGCGCCAGCGCCTCGACCACGACAGTCGGCAGGGGAATGTCCCGGCTGCTCGCCGCCGTCTTCGGCGGCCCGAAGGTCGGCTCGTGGCCGGACGTGCTGACAAGCTGCCGGTCGACTCTCAGTGAACGCCGCAGGAAGTCGACCCGGTCCGTCGTCAGGCCGAATATCTCGCCCTGGCGCATCCCCGTCCCGGCCGCGAGGACCACCATCGCTCGGTACCGCTGGGGCACGGCCTCGGTAAGCCTCACGACGACATCCGTCGACAGTGGCACGACCTTGGCCGGCGTCTCCTTTGGGAGCTTGACACCGGCGCAGGGAGACGAGGGGATGCGCCTGTCCGCGACCGCCGACTTGAACACCGTCGACGTGTACCGGTAGACCACGCCGACCGTCGCGGGGGAGAGGGTCTGGGACATGGTCTTCACGAGCGCCTGTATGTCACTGGGCAGGATGCCGGAGAGCCGCCGGTCTCCGAGCACCGGGTAGACGTGTAGGCGAAGGGAACGCTCGACGTGCTCGACGGTCCCGGGTCGGTGGACCTGCTTCTTGCGCCACGCCTCAGCGTGCTCCTCGAAGGTAATCTTCCCGGCCTTCGGGTCGACGTAGTTCCCCGTGACGACCGAGGTCGTGACCTCGTCGAGCCACCGTTGCGCGTCGACCCGACGGGGGAAGTGTCGAGCGTGCTCCTTGCCGGCCTCGTCGCGGTAGCGGGCACGCCAGACGCCGTCAGTCCTCTTGGTGATGCTCGCCACGGTGGGCCTCCCGATACTTGTCGTCGAAGTGTCCGCGCAGCTCGCGGATATCCGTCAGCGCCTGGCTGAGCGCGTCGTCTGCCTGCTTGAGCCGCCGAGCGACTACGGCCCGCTGGAGTCCGCGAGCGGACTTCCTGAGCGACTTGCTGAAGAACGTTCCTGCCATCACGTCACCACCGAGGATGTCCGTCAAAACTCGGACCTCACCGAACGAGAGAGCCTGCTTCCCGGTCTCCACCCGTGACACCGTGTTCTGTCGCCAGTGCGTTTGGCCCGCTTCCTGCATCGCTTCCGCGAGCGCGGTCTGAGACATGTCGAGCCTCTTCCGCAGCCTCGCCACGTTGAAGGCGACCACTTCGGAGTCGTCGTCGTCCTTGCCCTCGCCGTAGCCGAAGTAGAAGTCGTTGTCATCGTCGCTCATGGCACCAACGCTAACACGCGTCGTTGTGTGTTGCCTTGCATTCCAAACCACACCGTTGTAATCTGTCCTGTGTTAGCTCTTACAACGAAAGAGGATGGGTGATGGAAGTCGACCAGCTCCTGACGACCGCCGAGACCGCTCAGATGCTTCACACCCCCGTCGCCACGCTCAGATGGTGGAGGCACCAGGGGACAGGCCCGAAGGCGTTCCGCCTCGGTGCCCGCAAGGTCATGTACCGCCGCTCCGACGTCCTGGCGTGGCTCGAGCAGCAGTACGCCGCCGACGGGGACCCGGCCGCGCGACGGCATACGACCGGCTCGTCGACAGACTCACCGCCGACGGCTTCAAGGTCGGCCGCCGGGTGCTCTACGCCCGCGATGACCTCGACGCCTGGGTCAAAGCAGCCCGCGAGGAGCAGGTGAGTGCCTGATGCACATCCTCAACGAGAACGCCCCCGCTCGGAGCGGCAACTCCGGCGAGGGCAACGAGAGCCATGTGGGTGCAGGTCTCAACGCTGAGCCTATCGACTTAGTGGCGCTTTCACCACAAGAGGCACGACTCTGGTTCGAAGGCTTCCAGTGGGGCCGCATCGAAGGCCGCGCCGTCGGCTACAAGGCCGGGTATGCCGCATGCGACAACGAAATCTCGACGCTTCAGCACGAGGCGGCCCGGATTGTGCACTACCTGGCGAAGGTGCCACCCCGTGACCGAGAGGCCGACGGGCAGGCCGCGCAACGGCGCGAGTCCCATTGGAACAGAAAGGGTCTCGGGTGACGCTCCTCGAAACCCGCGGCCGGGAGGTCGGGTGCTACTTCACCGCCGCCGAACTGATGAGGACCACATTCCCCGAGCCGCGCTGGGCCGTGCCCGGCCTCGTCGCCGAGGGTCTAAACCTCCTCGTCGGCAGCCCCAAGCTCGGGAAGTCCTGGCTGGTGCTGGGCCTTGGGGTCGCCGTTGCCTCGGGCGGGATGGCCCTCGGCAAGGTGCCCGTAGAGCAAGGGTCCGTCCTGTATGCCGCGCTCGAGGACACCCCGCGCCGCCTACAGGGCCGCTTGAAGGCAGTCCTGAATGGTTCACCCGTCCCGGACGGTCTGCACATCACCACGGCGCTGCCCAAGGCCGGCGAGATGGTCGACGTCGTCTCCGAATGGCTCGATGACCACGAGGACGCCCGGCTCGTCATCATCGACGTCCTGCGCAAGGTAACCCCTCGCACGGACGGTAGAAACTCCTACGAGGCCGACTACGACGCGATGAGCGCTCTCAAGGGCCTGGCAGACCGGCACAGCGTGGCTGTCATCGCCGTGCACCACACGCGGAAGCAGGTCGACGAGACCGACGTCTTCAACGAAGTCTCGGGCTCCACTGGGCTCACCGGAGCGGCCGACGCAATCCTCGTAGCCAAGCGCGCCCGCAACACCGCCCAGGCCGTCCTGCACGTCACCGGTCGAGACGTCACCGAGCAGGAGTACGGACTCTCCTGGCACGCCGAAACTTGCACGTGGAGCCTACTCGACGAGCCCGTCGCCGTCGCCACCATGAGCAACACCCGCAGGAAGGTCCTCGCCTGGGTGGGAGACAACGAAGGCGACACCCCGACGCAGATTGCGACCGCGACCCTGATTGCGCTCGCCACCGTGAAGCAGACCGTCCGCCGCATGGTCGACGACGACCAGCTCGACACCGACGGAGACGGGCACTACTTCCCCCGCCGGTCACTGTCACCCGTGTCACCGCCGTCACCGCCACCGGAGTTGGGTGACACGGGTGACACGGGTGACAGTCACTCACCAACTCTTCGACTTCTCCCGGAGGACCGATGACACCCGAAGGACGAATGACCCGCGACGACTTCCGTGACGCAATCGGCTGGATGTACGCCGTCTTCAGCGGGGACGCCGCAGCGAAGAACGGCCTCGCCAACGCGTGCGACCCGGCCGGTCTCGTCGAAGCCATGGCCACGATGTACGGCGGTCTGATAGCAATCAGCACCAACGGCAAGCCGCACACCTATCTGGACTTCGTACGCGACCACCTCGACGAGATGCTCGACGCTGACGGAGTGACCGAATGACCCTCTCGCCCTGCATCGAATGCGGGCAGCCCACCGACGGGCCCCGATGCGACGAGCACCAGCCCCGAGCCACCGTCAAGCCGAGCAGCGGCAAGCGCGGATACGACTGGACCTGGCAGCAGCTCTCCACCCGAGCGCGTCGTCTTCAACCGTGGTGCTCAGACTGCTTCGCCACCGACGACCTGACCACCGACCACACCGAAGACGCCTGGAAGCGCAAGGCAGCCGGGAAGGTCATCCGCCTGACCGACGTCGACGTCGTCTGTCGCTCCTGCAACGCCAAGCGCGGCCGAGCCCGACCCACGGGGGAGAGGGCACACGAAGGTCCGCGAGACCCCGTCGGTCAGGCAAAAAGTCCGTTACACACCCGTGGGGGGTATGCGTGAAGGCCGGTCCGAAGGCAGCGGTTACGGCCGAGCCGCTGGACCTGAGACACCTCGGGCCGGTTGGCTGGAAGCGGGTCGACGCGTTCGCCCGCGAGTACCTGAGGGTCCCGAAGGGTCAGGGTGCCAAGGACCCGTTCCGGCTGAGGAAGTGGCAGCTCGACCTCGTCAAGGCGATGTACCCGCAGCGCGGACCGCGTCCTCGTCAAGGACTTCTCTCCCTGCCCCGCGGCAACGGGAAAACCGCGCTCGCCGCCGTCATCGGAGCATATGGTCTCTTCGCTGACGAGACCGAGGGTGCTCAGGTGCTCATCGTCGCGTCGGACGAGCGTCAGGCCGGTCACGTCTTTCGTGCTGTCCGTCGCATGGTGGAGCTGGAGCCCCGGCTCTCCGAGCAGGTTCAGGTCTACTCGGACCGGCTCTACGTGCCGCACACCGACTCCGAGCTGAGAACACTCCCCGCCGAGCCTGGGGCCCTCCAAGGCTGGGACCCAACGCTGATGGTCGTCGACGAGCTCCATGTCGTCACCGAGGAAGTCTGGGAGGCCGTGACCTCGGCAGCGGGCAAGCGGTCCCGTTCCTTGACGCTGGCAATCTCGACCCCGGCCGACACCCCCGAATCGGTTATGTGGAAGCTCGTCGAGTACGGGCGCGAGGGAGGCGACCCGTCCTTCCTCTTCAAGGAGTACGCCGCGCCGGACGGTTGCGCGCTCGACGACGAGGACGCCTGGAAGGTGGCGAATCCGGCGCTCGACGACTTCCTCTTCCGGGATGCGCTCCGCGCCACGATGAGGACGACGAGGGAGCCCGCGTTCCGGCGCTACCGGCTCGGGCAATGGACCGGACAGGCCGAGACGTGGCTCCCGTGGGGCTCCTGGGATGAGTGCGCCGACGCGAGCCGGGTCGTCGCTGACCGTGAACGGGTCGTCCTCGCCTTCGACGGCTCCGCGTCGGGGGACTCGACCGCACTGGTCGGCTGCACCGTCGGGGAGGACCCGCACGTCTTCACCGTCGACGTCTGGGCCAACCCCGGCGACCGAGGCTGGAGAGTCCCGAGAGAACAGGTCGACCAGGTCGTCGCGACCGCGTTCGAGCGCTGGGACGTCGTCGAGCTCGCCGCCGACCCGTGGGGATGGCGAACCGAAATAGAGTCCTGGGCGAAGCGCCACGGAGACAAGCGGGTCCTGGAGTGGAACACTGCCGCCGCGCAACGCATGGCTCCGGCGACGGACCGGGTCTTTCAGGCCGTGATGACCCGCCAGGTCACCCACGACGGGGACAGCGTCCTCGCCTCCCACATCGCCCATTGCGTGGCGAAGTCAACGCCGATGGGTGACCTCGTCACGAAGGACAAGCGGGGAAGCCCGCGCAAGATTGACGCCGCCGTCGCCGCCATCGTCGCCTTCGACCGCGCCGCCTGGCACTCCAAGCAGACCACCAAGAGAAGGGCAGTTTCGTTCCGATGAACACCACCTTGAAGGCCCTGTCCGACAAGCTCGACGAGACCTATCCGTGCCTCGTCAAGCTCGACACCTACTGGCACGGGCAGCAGCCCGCCGCCTTCGTCGCCCCGACATCGAAGGAAGCGCTCGGGGACCGCTTGAAGGTCCTCGCCGTCAACTTCCCGAGGCTCGCCGTCACCGCCCTGTCGGAACGGCTCAACCTGACCGGCTTCCGCATCGACGGACCGGACGCCGACCCCGACGCCGAGCTCTGGAAGGTGTGGCGACGCAACGGGATGGAGGACGGCTCAGGTCAGGCCCACGTCGACGCTCTGGTCTACGGCCGCTCGTTCGTCATCGTCTGGGCCGACAAGGTGGGGAACCCGGTCATCACCGTCGAGTCGCCGCGTCAGGTGGCCGTGGTCCGCGATCCGGCGAGCCGTCAGGTCACGGCCGCCCTCAAGCGCTGGGTCGGAGACGGAAAGGGTCACGCGGTCCTCTACGCGCCGGACACGATAACCCGCTACGTCTCGGATGCGAACATCGTCGACCCGGTCGCGATGCCCGCGACGTCCTGGCAGACCGTCGAGACAATCCGCAACCCGCTCGGGGTCGTGCCTGTCGTCCCGGTCGTCAACCGTGGCCGTCTCCTGGACGTCGACGGAGTCTCGGAGATGGCTGACGTCCTCGACCTGGCGGACGCGCTCAACAAGCTCGTCGTCGACATGATGGTGACGTCCGAGTTCTACGCGAGGCCCCGCCGCTGGGCAACCGGACTGGAAATCGTCGAGGACGCCGACGGGAACCCGGTCAAGCCATTCTCGGCAGCACTTGACGACGTGTGGCAGTCCGAGGCCCCGGAGACGAAGTTCGGGCAGTTCGACCCGGCACGCCTGGACGGGTACGCCGACGCCGCCGCGCTCATCACTCAGCAGATAGGCGCCTTGTCCGGGCTCCCGCCGCACTACCTGGGACTTCACGGGGACCAGCCCGCGTCGGCAGACGCCATCCGCTCCGCTGAGGCGAGCCTCGTCGCGAGGGCCTACAGCCTTCACCGCACGTTCGGGCAGGCATGGTCCGACGTCGCCCGCCTCGTATTGGCCGTGCGGGACGGCTCCGACCCGCTCGCCCTCGACGTCGAGACGGTCTGGGCCAGCCCGGAGACGAGGACGCCGGCTCAGGCCGCCGACGCCGCAGCCAAGCTCGCCGGCATCGGGGTCCCGCTCTCCGTGGTCCTGTCCGACACCCTGGGCATGAGCCCCGCTCAGGTCGACCGGGTCCGGCAGGCTGTCAGGGGAGACGCGCTCGACGCGGCCGGGGTCGACTTGAAGAGCATCGCGTCATGACGTACCGCGACGTCCTGACCGGGCTCGGGGCAGCGACCGAGGCGAAGGTGCTCTCCGCGTACGCCGCCTTCACCGACGGGGACCTGGCCGAGGAGGAGTTCGTCGCTGCCGTCGCCGCCATCATCGCCAAGGCCAACGCGAGAGCCGTCGCCGTCGCGGACCTCGCCCTCGCCGCGACCCTCATGCTCCAGCTCGGCAAGCCCGTCGCGACCCTCGGGCTCATGCCGCCGAAGGACGACCCGGAACGGCTCCGGAAGGCCGCGACAACCCTCGTGGGACTCCTGGCGTCGACGCCGGACCCGCTGGCCCGTGTGGCCCGACTGGGACGCTCTGAGCCGCTGGGAAGCGCCGCGACGGCATACAGCGCTGGCATACGGCAGAGCCGTCTCGTCACCGGCTGGACGAGGGGAGTCTCCGGCAACGCATGCGAGCTCTGCCAGAGCTTGGCAGACGGCGGAGCCGTCTTCCTCGATTCCGTCGAGATGTACCACCACAAGGGATGCACCTGCATCCCAATCCCCGTCACGAAAGAGAGAGCATCATGACCGAGCAGGCCACCGAGACGACGGACCCGGACGTCGTCGACGACTCCGAGCAGACCGACGAGCCGGACGAGCAGACCGAGCCCGACACGTTCCCCCGCGAGTACGTGCAGCAGCTCCGCGACGAGAATGCGAAGTACCGGCAGCGGGCAGGCCGGTCCGACGACCTGGCGAAGAGACTGCATACGTCTCTCGTCGCGGCGACCGGACGGCTCGCGGACCCGAGCGACCTTCCCTTCGACGAGGCCCACGTCGACGACGAGGCCGCGCTGAGGGCCGCGCTCGACGACCTCCTCGCCCGCAAGCCGCACCTGGCGACCCGGAAGCCATCGGGGAACGTCGGGCAGGGAGCCACGGCCGAATCCTCTAACGTCAGTCTTGCGGGCATTCTCCGCGCTCAAGCCAACTAAGGAGACGGCATGACAGACGGATTTCTGTGGCGCGACGCTGAGGTCACCTATCCCGACTGGTCCGGCATCGCGCAACTTGACGAACGCAAGACGTCGAAGCAGATCGAGGAAGTCGTCGGGCTCGACGGCGATGAGTGGATGGTGATTGGCCTCGATATCGGTGGTGGCGAGCATGACCATGAGCTTCGGGTCGTAGCAGTCCACCGCAATCTCGTGCCGGGTGGAGGCGACGTGTTGCCCAAGATCGCAGCAGCCAACAACGGGGAGATCCCAGCGACTGAGTTTTTGGTTCACGACGTCGACCCTTACGAAGTTCTGCATGCGATCACTCACATGTTCGAGATGCGGCTCAGGACGCGAGGAAGCCGCGACCTGCCTATCCGCATCACGTCTCAGTCGGACCTTCCTGAGCAGTTCATGCAGTAGTACCCCTCAGGGGTATAGAATGAAGGGGCAGTCCTGGAGGCTGCCCCTTCGCAGTGGTCCGGGTGACCAGCGAGAACCCCAACCGTTCTCAAGTCTGGAGCCCCATCATGGCCGCAAGCACCACCACCGTCCCCGAGCTCACCCGCGAGCAGGTGCAGGCGATTCTCGTTCAGCCCCTGGAGAGCAAGAGCGTCTTCCTCGCCTCCGGTCCGCGCATCTTCGACACGGACGGCTCTCAGGTCCGCATCCCGAAGATGGGAGCCGCGACCTCGCCCGACTGGATTGGGGAGAACGAGCTCATCACCGAGAAGGACGTCACCTTCGACGAGGTGACCCTGCTGCCCTCGACGATGAAGTCCGTCAAGGTCATCACTCGCTACAGCAACGAGCTGGCCCGTCAGTCCGTCGTCGCCCTCGACGCCGCGCTCCGCGACCGGCTCGTGACCGATGTCGCGAACAAGCTCGACACGCAGCTCCTGAGCGCGTCCGGCGACGGCATCACGACCCCGAAGGGCCTCTTCGCCTACTCCGGCATGCAGAACGTCGCCGTCGGGGGAGCCCTGACGCTCGACCACCTTCTCGACGCTTGGGGCAAGTCCCTGTCCGCGAACGTCGACATGGCCCGTCTCCGCTGGGTCATGACCCCGCGAGAGTTCACCGCGCTCCGCAAGGTCAAGGACACGCAGAACCGCTACCAGCTCCAGCCCGACCCGACGCAGGACGGAGTCTTCCGGCTATTCGGTGCCCCGGTCACCGTCACGGCTCGGGTCCCCGACACGTCCGCCACGCCCGCGACCGGCCGCGCCGCGCTCGTCGACTTCTCACAGATTGCCGTCGCCCGCGACCTGGCCCCGTCCGTCAAGGTGCTCACGGAGCGCTACGCCGACTTTGACCAGCAGGCGATTCGGGTCGTGGCCCGGTACGACGCCGCGCCGCTCAACCCTCAGGCCATCGTCACGCTGACCGGTATCACCATCGCCTGATGATGGTCCTCCCGCTCGACGTGGCCCGCTACCTCGGCAAGGGCGACGACACCACGGTTGCCGCCCTTGCCGAGGAGCACCTGCCGGTCGTCACCACCATGCTCAAGCATTACGTGCGAGGCAACGGATTCGACGTGGCGGGCAATCCTGACCAAGACCTTGCCGCCGTCATCGTCTCCGCCACCGCACGAGCGATGAGCAACCCTGAGCACACCGTTTCTCAGTCGGTCGGAGCGTTCCAAATCCGGCAAGGCATCTTCGACGGCTGGACCCTTCCCGAGCTCGCAATCCTGCACACCTACCGACGCAGGACCGCGTAAGCAGCTAGACCCTTCGCTCAGTCCGCAGAAAGTCCGCAAGAAGTCCGCAACAGGCCAACGTTCACCAACGTTCACCAACGGTATATGTGCAGGTCAGCGGCCTGAGCGACCGAATCACCGCAGGTCGCGGCCACGCTGGAACATTCCCCGGCGTATCGACCGACTCATCCACTTTTAGGCTCCTGACGCGAAGATTCCCTCGTGTTGGGGGTGGTGGTGTCTCAGTTGGCGGTGTCGAGGGTGACGGTGTAGCCCATGGCTTCGAGTTGGTGGATGGCGCGGTTCTTGGCGCGGGTGGGGTTCAG